TCGAGAACGATCCGTTCGCTAAGCTTGACCAGACAGGCGTTGGCAAGCTCATGGAAACAGCTATCAAACTCGGTAAGCCTGTAAACAACAAGCTCCATGTTGGTATCTGCGGTGAGCACGGCGGCGATCCTTCTTCTGTTGAGTTCTGCCACAAGATCGGTCTTGACTATGTATCATGTTCACCGTTCCGTGTTCCGATTGCTCGTCTTGCTGCTGCTCAGGCTGCTATCGCAAACAAGTAATCCACACAGGATGTATTGACAGGTAACTTAATACAAGTTTATTCCTGATATAAAATCAGAGGGTGTTCCGATTGGAACACCCTCTTTTTGATGTGTTATGCAAAATAAATTCATATTTTGTTGTTTTTTATATTGTCATGATGTATAATCAAATAAAAGTGATTATAGCGAGGTAACGATATATGCAGCGTAAAGAATTTCTTGAAAAAACCGTGATTCAACTTGATGATGATTTATTCGGTGAATTTAAAAAATTAATTGTAGGAAAATATATTTCATTTTCCTTTATAAAAAAAGAAAGCATTACCAAAGAAACGCTTGCAGAAAAACTATTTGATTATTTTGACAAGAAAAAAGGCAAGGAAACATTTGACTCATTATTAAAAAAATACATTTCCGACCTTGACTCAATGGTAAAAGATAAGATTGTTAATACACCTAAAGCAAACAAAGAAAACCCAACCCCAACAATTCCGCGCTCATGGAAATATTATGTTGCTATAACTGAGAGAAAAGATATTATTTCCATAAAAAATATGACCGATTATTCACGAATAATGATGTGTTTGCTCATGGCAATAATTAATAACAATAACAAAGAGATTGACGACTTTGAATATTCAACGCAGTGCCTTGATATAAAAAAATTAATTAACACAATTACAACAGAAAATAAAGTCAAAAAAAGCAAAAAAGGTTGGTTTTCTTTTTACGATGATACTTTTGACACATGTTCAATTATCATCTTGATAATAATGTTCTGTTACATAAAAAATAATGAGATTGTAGGTGAATGATATGCCAACAATAATAAACAGTATTGAACAATTGATGCAATTCCTCAATGACAAAGGTGTTTTAGAAATTGCTCAAAGAAGAAAAGACCAAAAATTTAAAAAATTTCAAAATGTTATTATAGATCCTTCTTTATTAAACCGTGCTCAAGAACAAATTCAAAATGAAATCAAAAAGGCTCTAAATATAAATAACGATCTAATAAAATCATCATTATCAAAAATCAATGCTGTAACCTGCCTAAGTAGCGTTGGAATAATATTAGAAGCAGTAAATTTGTGTGCAACTTGTGCCGGATTTATTATTATGTTTGAAAAGCTCAAAAAAATCAGCGGTAAAGTTGACGCATTGGTAAATACAGTTAAATCAAGCAATCAAATACAAACAAACTTTGAACTGAATAAAATTCTATCAGAACACGCTAATATGCTTGACAGCAGAAAAACAAAGAATGATTATTCCGAAGAGAAAATGCGAATACTTGTTGATGATGAGTTCAATGTGTTAAAAATGCTTATTGATACTTTTCTCTTGGAAACTACCAACGAAAGAAATAATCTTGTTTTATCTATATATTCGCTAGCTTCCATGCTGACTGTTTCTATTATGTATTTTGACGAACTTTATTATTACAACAACAAAGACAGAATAAGTAACGGCGAATACTGGCACTCATCACACAATCGTTGGATGTCAGAATTAGACAGACTCTCTTCTGCCGAATTTATATCAAAAATACAGGATTTTGGATTTTTAGAATTAAACTTAAGTACATTTGAAAATGATGAATACTATATCTGCCTATTAAATCAAGCCAGAGATCTCATACAGGAAATTAATGACAACCAAAGTTTAATACAGGCATTTGACAGCGATATGGATTTTAAAAATTATAATGAAATTACCAATCAAACTTTAAAAGATGAAATAAATGAGGCATTTAAAGAAGCAAATGTAAATTTTGAAAATAATGAAATTGCAGACATTTTAAACGATGCCTTTAAGAAGGTTGGAATATCGTAACAGGGGCTTGTCTTTATGAATATTGATGTAAAAAACGCATTTGACAAAGTAACAACAATATGTGATAGTTTGGTACACAAAGTTAGTAATGCCGAGTCATTTCACAAAATTTTTCTGGAGGATATTTTTAATTTCATATGCAGTATTTCTACAACCGGCGAATTAAATAGATATGACTGTTTCATTAATACTTATTCCAATTCAAAATTTTGTCCTACCAAAACATCTGTTGATGAAGAATTCACATCCATTTTGTTAAGGAATTTTTATGAAATAGATAACACTTATTTGGCAGAAAGTGATTTAAAAACATCGGAAATTTTGATTGCTTTTTTTATAACTTTAGGCAAATCATATTTATTAAACCCAACAGATAAAAAACAAATCGATATCTCACGCTTTACCGATATAATAAACGCTATGAAAAATTATATTTCAAAATCTGAGTATCAAAACGATAGCCACAAAAAGCAACAGTTCACAAAGTCAAATAAAACACCAGATCATAAAGAATGTATTGAATATCAAGAAGAAAACTCATCAGACAATGTTGAGGATGAACAGGAAAAAACTTTGGAAGAACTTCTTGCAGAACTTGATTCGCTAACAGGATTAACAGAAGTAAAAAAAGAAGTATCACAAATAATAAATGTAGTTAAAGTAAAAAAGAAAGCAGAAGAATTCGGTGAAAAAGTTGCACCGCTTTCATTGCATTTGGTTTTTTACGGAAATCCCGGAACAGGCAAAACTACCGTAGCCCGTTTGCTTGCAAAAATTTATAAAAGCATTAATGTATTATCGAAAGGTCACTTAGTTGAGGTTGATCGTAGCGGCTTAGTCGGCGGATATGTTGGTCAAACCGCTATAAAAACTAAAGAATCAATAGAAAAAGCGATGGGCGGTATTCTTTTTATTGATGAAGCATATACCCTGACTCATGGAAAAGGTGAAAACGACTTTGGTCAAGAAGCAGTAGATACCATTTTGAAAGCGATGGAAGATTATAGAGATGACTTTATCGTAATTGTAGCAGGATATACTGATTTAATGAAAGAATTCATAAATTCAAATCCCGGATTAAAATCAAGATTCAACCAATATATCAATTTTAAGGATTATAAGTCGAATGAACTTCGCGATATATTCTATTCATTGTGTCAAAAAGAACATTTGAAACTATCTGATAATTGCACTGACTTTATTGAAAATTATTTTATAGATATGTATAACAATCGTTCCATCAACTATGCAAACGGAAGAGATGTGCGAAATTTTTTTGAAAAGGTCATAAAAGCAAGAGCAAATCGCATTGCTCCGATATTGTCAGATATATCATATGAAGATTTTTTAACTATTACATTATCAGATTTAGAAGCGGCAAAAAAGGCGAATGTTAAATTATAATTATTTCTAAGGTAGGAAAATGTATGGGAAATAACATTATATCTAAGGTACTTAAATTTGTGGGTATAGGCGTAATTATAGTAGGAATTGCGGCTTCACTGATATCAGGCGGTTCTGTCAACACTTTTTCGTACGAATAAATGTGTAAGTCACATTTTTTACAACGAATAACAACATCTACGCAAAAAATGACAAGCTGAGATTTTTCAACTTGTCATTTTTATTTTTGGTCATGGTTATTTAATTATTTGAATGGTTTTGCAAAGCTGCAAAATTTATTAACATAGCTTGATTAAAATTTTAATCAGGATTTTATGCATTTACATAAGAAATTATCACATTAAGATGTAACGGAAAATCTGCTTTCACACGCTTTTCTATGAGCTTCTTCTCTGCGTCTGTTTTTGTATCCGAAATTTTAATGTCCACACGGTTTCTTGTGGGAGCTTCAGCAATTGTAAAATTTTCCACACCGTAACCTCTGACAATTCTTTTGAAATCGTCGGGAGTGCATTTTCCGCCAACCTTCTGCTCAGATATTTTAAGCATTTCCCTTCGTTTTTCAAGCGGATAATCGGCATTGATTTTACCGACAAATCTTTCCCTTTCGGTAATTCCGCAGTTTTCCGCTGTGTCAATAAACAACTCCCGTTCCATAGTTTCAAGCATATCAAATTCCGTGTTCAAACCCTCTGCATATGCCAAAAGTTCCGCTCTGATATTTGATTTTGCCGTAACTTTGTAAAGCCCCGTACTTTCCAATTTGGTTTTCATCGAATCAAAGCTGTTCATCACTTCACCCCAATCGTAACTGTACCGACAGTAAAACATTGCGACTTTGCCACCGTCACATTCTGCATATCCGTGTTCCAGTTGTAGTTGGTTATACAACCCGTGTCAATCAGTCTTGCACCGAGTTCCGACAATCTGAATGTTCCGCCGATAGGGATTGAATTCACATATTCCGCAAAGGCATTTTTGAGCAACTCCTTGACTTCACCTGAAGAATATCCGTCCTCCGCATAGGCAACAACGCTCATATTGCAGGCGGTACGCTGGGCATTCGCCACAATAACATCAACATTAAGCTCTCTCTGCTTTTCCAAAAGCGACTGAACCTTTGCAACAACATTCGTACCCAATGATGCATCCGCACCCGTAACATAGACATTAACCGTACCTACGCCCCTCGCTTTGCCGATGGCACTCGCCTTTGCAACACCGTCAACCGTGAGTGCAAGCTGTTCGTAATATGCCGCATTCGTGCCGTTGGAGGTGTTTATATATGTATCTCTTATGCGTTTGCGAAGTTCATCGTCCGTTTCGGCATCGCAACCGCCCGTAAATTTCTCACGGTTTGTAACCGTTTCAATCTCTGTCGGCACACTCACGGGAACAACCGCACAACTAAGCCCGATATTACCGTTACTTCCCGCCTGTTCAGCCTCGGCATAAACACTCACAAGAGTGTTGCCGGCACTGATTTCTTCATCCTCGGTCGTAACAAATCGTATCGGCACAAGGTCGGCAGTAGCCACAACACACCCCTTTGGAATTATAATATCGTGACTGCACGGCTGAGAAATATTGAAGGTAATTTCGCCCGTTGACTTCATCGCCTTTTTGCGTTCAATACCTCTCTGCGATGCGAGTTTATCAAGGCATTCACCGCTTGCGCTCACTGCAAACATCTGTCTTTTCCACCATTCAAGATTCGTCTGTAGCTTAAAAATCTCGCCTGCAAGCACCTTAAGCCTGATTGCAATGTCGCTCACCTCGTTAAAGCTGTCACCCGTTTCATGCTCATAGGCATTCTTCATTCTGCCGTAAATTTCATCATAGGTTTCCATTTATCTGCACCTCCCTTGTAATATCGTCAACCGTAAGGTCAATCGTAATCTGTCTGCCAACCGACTTAACGCTTGCATAGGTATTTTTCATTTTTGCAAGCGATTCATTGGCAAGCAGTTCAGTCTGCTTTGCCGAGAGTGTTTTGTCCTGCAAAAGCACCTTTGAACCTAAATTTCTGTCATAGACAAATCCGCCGAGTTTTGCCGAAATGCAAAGCACAGCCTGTTGGAATTTTGCGTCACTCCCCTCAAGCATTACCGTATTGCCCGAAGAGCCGATAACGATATCACCGTTTTTAATCATCGTATCCCTCATACTACACCGCCTTGCCGTTGATAAGAACCCTGCCGTCATTTTTCAGCACAAGACTCGCTCCGCCCTTTGACGAGAGCATAACCTCGCCCTCATCAAGTTCAACATTTTTTGCAAGCACGCCAAGGCTCACTTCACCGTTAGCAAGCGGCAAAACAACCGCCGACTCTCCCACGGGAACAACGCTTGCAAAGCCATACGGCACGCAACATTTTATCCCCCTGTGTTCTTCCGAGGAATCCACCGAAACCGTGTTTCCCGAACTTTTCACACCGCCCTTTTCGGCTTTCGGGGCGGTAATCGAATTTTTAGTTATGTAATTCATCAGCCACATCGCCGTTCTCCTTTCCAAGCACAACCATTGTGCTTTCACCGTTTTTCCCAAGTGAATATTTAATGCTTTTCACAACCAAGCCCTCTCTTTTTCCGATAAGAGAGTCATCAATCACAGCCCTTCTGCCGACAACTCCGCACAGACATTCTGCACATTCAAGCATTATTTCAAAGCTCTGCCTGTTGCCGTTTTCAATCATTCTGTCGGCTGTTTTTACCGCATTGTTGTCGAGAAAAGCGTTTACATATCTCACCCTTTTAATCCTGTCGGCAACGCATTTGTTGCTTACAACGCTCTTGTAACCGCCGTATTCCTCGGTGCGTAGTTTGATTTGCGAAATAACCTTGCACGGCTTTATGTACTCACGGAGAGATGTGTAGCCTACTCCGTTTCTGCCGAACACAATCGGCTTTGCACCGCCGTAAGTTCCGCACATCAAAGCAAATCCCGCACCCGTAATTCTCGGACTTTTGCCGTATCTGCCGTTGCAGAATTTTTCAAGCACCTGCCACTCGGTCATGCCCTTTTCAATTTTGATTGTGCCCATAAACGGATGTTCGTCACCGTCATATCCGACAATTCCGAACGGCTTTAAATGCCTTTCAAAAATGAACTTTGCCGCCGGGTTCACATATGTAACAGGCTCTGCCTCATTGTCGAGAAGCCTTCCGGCAAGACTTCTTGCACTCAGCCTTACAATCGCACCGTCGGTTCTCACAATGCTGACAATCTCGTCAGCCTGTCCCACAAACACAAGCGACTTGCCGTCATAAGCCTCAAGCATATCGGCATTTCCGAACTTCTCGTCATACGGCACAGTCATCACAAGCTCATCGGCAGGCACATCGACATCTGCCGAAATTTCTGCCGTGAGAACATTTTTAATTTCACACCTTTTGCCGTTTTTATCAGTAAAAAAGTAAGTCAGCACAGCTTAACCCTCCTTGTTCCGAGGTTTTCATCGGGGAACTTAACATCGGGATTCAGCCGCACAAGCTCGTCAATTTTCACCCCTGTTTTGTATGCAATGTCCCACAGGGTTTGTCCGTTTTCACAGTCAAAATATGTAATTACCGTTTTCTGCTTTTTCTCCATAACCTCACGGAACACAAAGCTGTATTCAAGCACATTCGGCTTTGGCTCGCCCTTTATTTCAAGCTTTTCAAACACAGCATAAATACTCGGCAGGTTTGGCACGGAGAGCACTTCTTTTCCGCTGTTTTTGAACACCTCAAACAGCCTTTCAAACTGTTCTGCACAATCCTCGCCGTACAGCTGTCCCGAACCGCTGATTTTCATATTCTTTCGCCCCATATCCTGAACGGAAGATTCGCCGAACGGACTTTTCATTTCTGCAACGCTCCTGTCACATTCAAAGCTGATATTCTGCGGATTGTGATGCCACACATATTCACCGAATTTCATCGGCACCGGTTTCATAGGCTTTTCGCCTCCTCTTCTTCGTCAAGTCTGCGACTGTAACGACGGCTTTCCCTTTCAAGGAATTCACCGAACATTTCGGTATCTTTACCGCCGTTCTCAGACTCCGCAAGCCTGTAAAGTTCGTCTGAATTTTTATCATTCATATAATTTTCCTCTCGTCGGCACTGATTTTCACGGTTGCAAGAATACTTCCGCTGCCCTGAGTAACGCTTGAAAATTCAAGCACTTTGCAATCCGTGTAAATGATTTTCTTCTTTGCAAGGTCAAGTTCAAGACTCTTAAAGCTGTCACGCTCCAAAAACGGAGTTTTATCCGTAATCTTCATCACAAAGGTAAGTTCCCATTCATTTGAAACAATCCTTTCAACGGGCTTGTCATTGAAAAATTCCTTGATTTCCGTGAAGGAGTTCTTTCTTGTACAGGTTGCCTTTTCAACGCCGCCGAGAATTTTCCCCTCACATTTCAACATGGCATTTCCGCAATTTTCAAATTCAAAGCCGTCCATTTAAACCTCCTCGCAAAGACAGAATTCCATATTAAAACTCACCGTTCTGTAAATTGCGTTCATATCGGGATCAAATTCAATTGACGCCGCCTCGCTGTGGGTAATCGTCTTTTCCGCATCGGCAGTTTTAAGTCCGAGAAGAATTTCACTTACCACTTCCGAAAGACCGCTTCCGTTCTCGGTTGCAGGAGCATACACCCTGATTTCAACTCCTGCATTATAGCTTTCACCCTTGATAGACGGCGAAAGGTATCCGCCGATATAACTTTTCTCCGTTGACATATCTCTCACCGACACAACGGCAATCATTCCGTTCACGGGTGACGGTGCTTCATCAGAGCCGTATTCTCTTATAAATCTGACATTTTTCAAAGCCTCATTTACCTTTAATCCTGCAATAATACGGTCAACCTGTTTCTCAATTCGATTCAAAATCATCCCTCGTTTCTTCTCTGTATGCACACAGAACAGCCCTTACATAAATCGGATTGTCCTTCACATAATATTTTTCGCACCTTTTAACAGTATATTTACCGTTTTCACTTTCTATTACGCTTTTTTCCGAATCAAGCAGAACATCGGGCGGTGCAATAAATAAAAACAGCTTCGTTTTTCTCATACCCAGTTTATGCCGTATACTGTCATAATTCTGATTGCTGTTGTATCTCAAAGGTGAAATAAAGGCCTTTGTTCTAACCGATTTACCGCCGTTTTTAACGGTAACATCACAGCCGTATCTGTTTAATATTTTCCCGATAGACGGTGAAATATTCATCATATCACCCCAAGCAAAAATTTTTCTCTGCCGATAAGGTCCTGCGACTTGTCGGCATATTCCCTCCACAGCTTTTCGGCACGGCTTTCGCCGTCCGCAGATGATGAAATTTTCAAATCACCTGCGGAAAAAGAAGAAATGCTGTCATCATTGCAAAGGGAATACAACTTAAAAGCGTAAACGGCACACAGGTTTTCAAGTCTTAATTCGTCATCCTCCGAAAGATTTCCCTTCGTAACAATCGAATTAACATACACCACGGCATCGTCAATAATGCTTTTCCATTTGTATGCTTCAGCACCGTCAATACCGCTGTATAATGCAAAACGCTTTGTAATGTTTGCAATGTTCAAGGCAATCCCTCCTTAACAGCTCATCACCTTTGACGCCTCTGTAAAGATTTTTGAAAAACCGGCGGTACAGGTAACTGCGGCTCTTTCAAGCTGACGGTCAATAAGCTTGTCGTAATCTGTAACAACACCGCCTGCCTGAACCATTTCAAGCGCACAGTTTTTGTCAAGACCGATAATCTTACCGCCCTCAAGCTCGGGAGTGTGAAGAAGGCTTGCACCGAGAGGTGTAATCATTCTGCCCGTAGCCTGAAAATCAAGACCTGCGTTTGAATCCTGAAGCTGAGAAAGCGAAAGAATCTTCTGCATTTCGGGAGTTGACGCAAGAATTGTGTTGAGTTCATACGGGGCAAGCTCCGTCCAGAGCTTTAAAAGGTCCTCATATGTAACCTTGCCGCCTGTTGCAACATTAAGTGTGCCGGCGGGATTTTCATTGCCGTCACCGTTCACAAGCACATCAATCGCATCTTTAAGCTGTGCTCTTGCAATATATGCGCCAATCTGATTGAGTGTTACGGTAAAGAGGTCAAGGCGCTGGAAGCGAAGTGCCTCATATGATGCAACAAGCATTCTGCCACGCTTGTGGAGCTTAACAAGGTTTTCTCTTGTCTTAACCTCAGTCTGCGGAATCTTTGCACCCTCGCCGACGAGTTTAAGACTCTTGTCATCCTCACTCGGAACAGATGCAATACTGCGGTAATCCATACCCTCAATGTCTGTCACGGTTGCCACAAGATTTGGGAGAATATCCGCTCTCTCCATGCCCTGCATAACGGCTCTGCTCACATATTCGGGGAAAAGTGCCGCAGAGTTTGAACTCTGAAAAAACTTTTCAACACAGTCGCTGTTTCTGCCCTTAACCTTAATGTCAAAGCGTTTGAGCTGACGGGAAAATGCGTCAAGTCCCTCAAGTGCAGTACCTCTGTAATTTTCTGACGGATCAAGCTTTTCAAGTGCGCCCGAAATTCCGCCCTTTGTCTGATACATACCCTTTTCAATTGTAATATTTTCAAAATTTGCCATAATATCTTCCTCCCCTTATCAAAGAATAAATCCGACTGATGTGTCTGTTGAGTCAAGCACAAGGTACTCTCTGCCGGTTGTTGTAACCGACACGCCGCCGTCTGCCGTTGCAGAAAGCTTTTTGTAGCCGACGGCGATTTTCTTGTCGCTCTTAACCTTTACATAGCCCGAAAGCTGAACAACCGCATAACCGCCTCTCACGCTTACGCACACACCGCAAAAGTTCTCGCTTGCGTTACATTTTGCAACAGTGCAGTTGTCCTTCATCTTAACAGGCACGCCTGCCTCTGTAAGTGTTTCGTCTGCAATAAATGTTGCGGCATTTTCGCCGAATCCGTTAAAATTTACATTCATAATAATACCTCCGTTAAATACTGAACTGACCGTTTTCCACGGTGTTATTTCTCTTGTCCTGCTTGCAGTAAAGCTGCGGAACAGGCTCAAAAGCTGCTTTCTTTTTCTTTTCAAATGCTGACTTAAATTCTCTGAGCTGTTCAATTGTCATGCTCTTTGCCACGCTCTCCATTGTTTCGCCCGAAATGTCAGGCTGAACAAAAGCGGCAAGTCCCACAACATCACGGGTAAGGCTTTCACGGTACAGCACACCGTCCTTAGCCGACTTTTTAAGCCCGTCAATATATTCGCACAGCTTTCTGCTGTCGCTCTCATCAAGTGTAAAAGCCTTTTTGTTTTCAATGGCTTTAAGAATTTTCTCCATATCATTTTCCTTTCCAAAAATTTTGTGACTTTTCGTAATGCCTGCCCTCTTTTGTGACGGCACGGCAACAAAGCTCCATTCGTATGCGTCATACGGGTTCACAAGTTCACCGCAACAAAGCTTTGAGCCGTAAACCTCGCCCTTTTTGTGAGTACACATCGAGATGTCCTCACCGCACACATTGCACACAACCCTGCCAACGGCACAGCCAACACTTACTTCCTTGATAATTCCGCTGTCAATCGCAAGAATAATATCCCTGTTGCTCTCACAAACGGGAAGATATGCCCTTGCCTGGAGCCTGTAGTAATCGTCACCCAAAGCCGTTTTCTGACCGTCAATTTTCTCAACCTTACAGCTGAAAATTCTTGCCGTCTGATTTTTGGCACTCGGATTGTGGTCAATAATTCCCGTCTTGCCGACAAAAAGCTTTTCAAGCTCATAAAGCGAATCTGTTGTAAAGCGTTCGCCGTCACGGTCAACATCGTTGTCACACAGCACAACCGAAAACGCATACACCTCATTTTTTGCAAGATTTCGCCTTGTAAAGCGGTTAATCAGTTCGAGTTCATCATCGCCGACAGTCTGATTTTCACCGTCAACAACGCCCGAAACACCGCTTTTAATAAGTTTGTTATCCTTCATTCTGCACCTCCGCTCCAATCTGTCTTTCAATGTTCATCGCATTTGCATTGTTAAGTCTTGCCTGAGAAAGCTCAACCGCATCCTGAAGATTAATCTTGTCCCACTCAATCTTAAAGCTGTCGTTATAACCGCACATTTTAAGATGAGCCGACACAATTTTTGTAATCACGGGTTCAAGCACGGTGCGGTAGTAAGCAAGCTCGCTTGTAAGAATATCCGCCTGCTGTTCGCTCATTCTCTCCGTACTCGACCACGAAATGCCGAGCAAAAACGGCGGAATACCAAGCTTTGCGATAATCTGCTCAAGAATATGCCTTACGGGAATGTCGCAGTCGGGCATATCGCTTTCAGCGCCGATAACCTTAATGCTGACATCGCCGACCGACACAAAATCACACACGCTGTCGCTTCTCATCGCCTTTTTCCACTCATCGGCAACCGCCTGTGCATTTTCTCTGCTCACAGCCGAACCGTTTGAATCGGGATTGAGAGTAACCGCAAAACGGATATCGCCAACCCTCTCCCAGTTTGTTTTTACCGACTCAAAAATCCTCAAAAGTATTGAGCTGACAAACGGCAAACCGCTGAGTATGGAAGTACCGCACACAGTACCCGGCTTTGGATTAAGCAAGGTTGCAAAAATCCTTTCCGGATGCTTAGGTTCTTCGGCTGTACCGTTGCCGAGTGTGTAAACCGCAAGCTTCAGCGGAGAAGAATCCGCTCTGATTTCAACATCGTCAAGGCTTGCATTGTACAATGCGCAAATTCCTTCACCGTCACTATCGGGAACAATCTCACCGACCGCCTGTCCGTAGGTGAGAAGCGAATCAAGATAGCAAAGCACAAAACTTTCAAGTCCCATCATTTCACCGTTTGTGCGGACATTTTTAACAAAGCTGTCGGCAATCTTCTGACTTTCAGCCGATGAAGTCACAATTTTGAATCCGCCGATAAGTCTGATAATTTTGCAGAGTGCCGCATCAATAATCGGCACAGACTCACGCAAAGTTGTGTACAGCTGCCTTTCCGTTCTCGACTGAACGGCAAATCGTGAGAAAATCGGCGAATTATTTCTCGTTTCTCTCAAAACGGTCTGCACCGTCTTTATGCTCTCGGTCTTTTTATTTTTTCTGCCAAGCCTCAAGCTGTTTCCTCCTGTCTTTTGGTTGCAACGGCAAAGAATCCGTCACAACCGTAAATTTTCGTAGCGACAAAATATCTTATGTCGTCCATTGCATGATCGTTTTCCTTAACAGGTGCGTCACTGCGCCCCGAGCCGTCCCAACGGTAAAGCGAAAATTCCCTTCTTGCGGCTCTGCAATTTTTGCAGATTCTAATTTTTCTGTCCTTCAAAGCCTGCGAAGTCTGTCTTATGCCGTTGATAACATTGTTTTCAGCCGACACAACCGTGTATTTTCCGTGTCTCCTTATAACCTCAATAAAGCTTGCGGCAGACGGATCGACAATCACACATTCGATTTTCCGCCCGTCAATCAGCTTTTCAAGTCCGTCATAATGCTCCTCGTCGGTCTTTTGAAAGCCCTGAGTGCGTGAGTTGAAGTAGTATTCGTCAACCCTGTACCACACGCCGTTTTTTCTGCCCCACAAACCGAATGATGCGGGATTTACAGTACCGTAATCGCACGATACCGCCCAGCTTTCAATATCTGACGGAATATCGCAGTACATCCTTTCATTGTCCATAAACGGATAAACCGCACCGAAAACGGCTACCCATCTGCCTTTTACGAACCTCTCGTAAAACACACCCGAATACAGACTTTCATACCTTTTGACAACTTCGGGCTTCAAAGACGGATTGTCCTGCATTGTAAAGTGCAGATATAACGCATTTTTGTCACCGCACTTTTTAATCCACTCACGGTAGAACCAATGCTCAGGAAATTCGGGATTGCAGTTAAACCAAAATCTTGAACCCGACACGGAACATCTCGCCAATGCCTGTTCAACGAACGACCTCGGCATCAACGCAACCTCGTCAAAAAGCACACCCGAAAGCGTCATGCCCTGAATGAGTGATGCGGATGACTCGTCCTTGCCTCCGAAAAGATAAAACCTGTTCATCACTCCGTTAACGCTCACGGTCAAAATATTCTGCGACAGCTTTTCTTCACACTTAAAACCGAGTGATTTCAAAATCGGAATCACGGGCGTAATCATATTTCGCCTTAAAGAACGGATTGTCTTTCCGCAAAGTGCAAAATCCGAATTTGCAAAATCGTAAAAGCTCCACAAAATGAACGACAGCGACATACAAAAAGTCTTTCCGCTGCGCACAGCACCGTCACAGATGATTGCGTCCCTGTCACGAAAAGCCGACTCCCTGTTCCACCACGAAAGCACGGTAAGCTGTTTTTTAGAAAAAGCTTTAATTTCCATTTTCCCTGTCATTCACCGCCCTTGCGCTGTTTGAAATGGCATCAAAAAGCTGTTTTGCGCCTGTTTCATGCTCACCGCCTGCACCGAGTTTTTCAAGTGCCTTTAGCCTGTCAAAAAACTTGATTTCCATTGAACCGTCCTTCGGTCTTTTAATCTCCGACACAAGGAACAAATCCATTCCCTCAAGATCCTCCTTGCTCGGATCACTTTTGTAAAGCAAAGAAATTGCATCGCAAATGCTCCCGAAAGCCAACCGCTGATACCCTGCCGCCGCCATGTTGGCAAGAGATTTTTCTCTTAGCCGTGACAGCCGTTCAAGCTCGGCTGAAATTTCGGGACGGCAGATAAGCTCTTCCCCCTTCTGCTCACAATCCCCCGTGTAGCCTGCCTTTTCTGCGGCAAGCTCGGAATTTCCCGAACCGAGAAATAAACTGCAAAACTTCTTTTCCCTACCTGTCAATTTTCTGATATCTCGTCACCTCCGTTTTTCGAGAGGCCTTATCAACGCCCCTCACTTATACCTGCAAAATTCAAAAAAATTGCATACTTTAATGCAATTTTCAAAAATATTTTTAAAAATAATTATTCACAACCAAAAATCAATAGTCAAAGATATCCGCCTGATCCCCCTCAGAAAGCCGTCTTTTCCGAATCAGATAATAAAAAAAGGATTTACACATACAGAAAATCTGTATGTGCAAACCCTTTGCTTAATATTATTTACCACTTTTGTGAGGTAAAACCGATTAATATAATTGTCAGTCAAGCTTTCTTCCGCAATTCTGGCAAAATTCGCTGTCCTCAGAATTATCCGTGTAACAAAACGGACAGCGTTTTAAATTTACCGTTGCAACATTGTCATTAGCCGCACCGTTGTATGTCTGCGGATTTTGATACTGCGATTGATTTTGATATTGCACCTGATTCTGATAATACGGTGCAGTAGGCATTGCCGAACCTCTGTCATCAACGAATGTCGTATGTTTTATTACCCATTTTTTAATGTAAACAGAATAAAACGGAACAATAAACATCGAAATTATAGCATCAACAATAATTGCGACTATCAAATTCGGCAAAATATTATATGAATATTTTGTGGTCGTAATTGCCATAATAGGAAGAATACTAAGAATCAGACCGACAATAATCTCCCACGCAATCATTTTTCCGAAAAGCTGAGCGGCTGTACCGTTAAAATAAAGTCTTTTTCCGTTCACAACCGTGTGACTTGTTTCCCACCTCAGTTTAAGGCAGGACGCCCATGCCGCACCAAAACCGAATGTTATAAAAATAATAATTGAACAAAGTATGTTCCAGCCCATAAGTTGAAAACCTGTTCCGTCAAAATACGATTTCTGATATTCAACAGCCGGCGGAACGCCTATCGGTTGACCGTAACCGCCTTGATTATAAATAGGCTGAGCATATGTGTTGCCGTAATAATTTTCCGCCCCATTTTGAGCGTCTGCATATGTATTGTTGTTCACAACCCCGCTCAATTTTTCACCGCAAGATTGACAAAACACGCTGTCATCAGAATTCTCCGTACCACATTTTTTACATATCATATTTTTCACCTTCATTGTTAATATTTTTGATTAACCTTCCGTCAATCCGTTTTCTGTCGATTGATATTTATCCGAAGCATCTGCAACAACCGTTCCGAATTTCAAAGATTTTTCCGAAAGCTGTGAAATATTTTCAGCTTCCGAACGCAAATTTCTTTTAAGAAGCTCTTTTACATCATCCGATATTTCAAGCTTATTTGCAACATTTAAAACCGTATCGGCATGTTGCGAAAGTTTTTTTGAAATATTTGAAAATCGGTCAGATTCACTTCTTATTTTATCCCATTTGATATATATTTCCGACATCTCAACACCTCATTATCGGTAAGACCTTTTTCTTGCCATATCAAGAGCCTTCATTTCTGTATTATATGTGCGCAAAGCAATGTTTTCAATCGTTTCTGCACTACGCTCCAACGAGTCGGCTTCATTTGAAATTTTCTCTGAAAATTCTCTGCATTTACCTACAAAACATCCGCCGGATTCTCCGGTCCAGTTTCTCTCTACATTTTTTATTGACTCTTCAATTTCATCACCGGCTATACGCCTTAGCTTTTTGGAAACTGACCTTAATTTGTTTGCAGAGCGTCGTGTATGTAAATAATTGAAATATATTTCAGTTCTTGTCAAATGTATCACCTCAATTCAAAATTCCGGAAGGCAACTCGGCAGATGCTTCCGTAGCATCTGATTCTGTTTTCTCATAATTGGCGGTTATGGTACTTAACTTTTCCGCATATACAGAAACATTGTTCAGCAACGACTTGATATTGTCTTGTTCATTACTAAAACAATTTCTCGTTTTTTCGGCATTTGCACCCTCCCAATAAGAAATTGTAAGCTTAATTTTATCAAGTAAAGAATCAAATCGAGTAGTCAGCTGTGTTACCGATTTATTTATCTTATCAGCTGTGCTGTGCATTACCTGTGGTGCAACTTTAAGTTCTACCGAACCGAATGAAGTATCAAATTTTTCACTCATTTTCACTCACTCCTTAAACGCTTATACTCTCCACCATACTGTAAATCTGTTGTTCACAACTGTTATAATCTTCAGCCGAAATTTTTACATGATCCACACACTTTTTCAACTCGGTAAGATACTCATTAATCTTTGTGTACTCTTCACCAAATGATGTTGCAAATTTGTCACTTGCAGTACCCTGCCACATTGCTCCGAGTGTCTGTACATCATCATAAACAGAACGAACTTCTTTTAAGATTTCTTCTATCTCAAAACTCATATCATCTGCATCGGATAAAAGTTGAGAAATAGTTACTTTTAAATACACTTCAGGAGAATTTCCGGTTATTTTCTTTATAAAGTCAACTATCTTATTTCCTTTATTATTAAGTTCAATATATTTTGTTATAGGAGCAATAATGCACGCAAATCCATCTTTTTCACCTGGCATCAAATTGCCATTTTCATCATATTTAAGATATTTCGTATCATGTCTCCAAAAAATAGCCTTTAAATCTCCATTATCTTTTACTACCTCATCCTCATTAATTGACACATCTTGGTATTCTACGCCAGGTAAATCAAACAGTAAATTACCTACCCAACTCCACCTGTAATGTTTTATAACGCCTTTCATATTAGCAATATGTTCCCTATTTGCTCTAATAAATTCATCAGAAAAACCGGGACCATCCATACTAACACACTGTTTAATTTTAGTGTCTAACCCATATTTATATGACATTATTGTTGCATACTCAGCGAGATTACCTCCCAAAGAATGACCTGTCATTGTAATATTGTCATACTTAGACAATAACTCTTTATTGGCCGCTAAAAATCTTTCAACCTCTGCCTGTTGGTTAGTACAAGTACTATTTAGCAATCCCATGTCTGCATATATCCAATCATTTTTCAAATTATTAGGATCACTCATATCCTCACTTCCCCTAAAACATACAACAGCATTTCCGGGTGAAGTTTCGACAATACAGGCATAAAAACCATTTTGTGCATTTGTGTCGTGGATCGAAACTATTTTCCAATTTTGTTTTTGATCAGCTGTTATAGTTGTATTATAAGGATATCCGTCTTTCGGTGGATTTGTTTTTGATTCCAAATTTGCAATGGTACAATCGACATTACCGTTATCAGAATCTTTCACTAAAATTTCCGCTGCATCACTAAAATTCGTATAGGCTATTTGCGTAAATGTCCTTAAATCCTTATCTGAATATGCCATTTAATTCACCACCTGATTCGCTATCCATACTATTTAACAATTCCGTTGCGGTTTTGGTAGCAACTCCGTTTTTAATGCTAAAATAGAACCGTTTCAAAACATTGTATCCGCCATACCAAGGTTCATTAACACTTGGTGTGGCTTTCATATCATTTACACATGATTCATAATCATCAACAAGCAAATATCCGCTAAAAAGAAAGTTCACATTATATTCTTTAGAAAGTTCTAAAACCGTTTTAATCAAATCATTAGCCATATTTATATCCATTGTATTCATCATCAATGAAGTATGGATTATAATTTCCTCTGCACCGTTTTCAGCAAGGTATAACTTTACATCCATATCGGTATCTGTAATGTTATGTTTATTTTTCAGCAAAAGTGTTACTTTGGAATAAGACCTTATATCACACTCATTTAAGTCTTCTGTTAATTTCTGTTGAATTTTAAATCCGATAAGCATTGATAAATAATCATCAGTAACTTCTTTTGTCATTCTATCAACCCAAGCGTCAAAAGTTACATCGGGATATTTTTCAGAAGTTACATATGCCTGAATATACTCTGTGCCTGTAATATTTCTGACCTTTTGAATTTCAAAAGAATCCCCGTACTTTTCAGAAAGTTCTGTAGTAATAGCGTCAAATGATTTTTGAGTGTTATTATTATATTCTTTAAACGCCTGTTCAACTTTCTCAATATCATTTTCGCTGAACTGAAAATCATCTTTATTTTCCAACATACAGCCATTCACTCCTATCATAATCAGTAGTCCGAGTAAAAATATCAGACAAATTTTAAAAAATCTTTTCATAAGGTCATCACCTTAATACACAATTCCAAGTTCTGTTTTGCCAAGGCGGATGGTGTCGCCGCTTTGAATATGGGTTGGTTCTGTAATAATTGTGCCGTTTAAGTATGTATGATTTGCCGAGCCGAGGTCTTCAAGGTACAAATCACTGCCCGAAACAAAAAGTCTGCAATGTTGCTTTGAAACCATTAAATCATTCGGCAGGGCATACACATTTTCGCCTGAAATTCTGCCTATAATCAGCTCGTTATTAACATTGAAATCCGCCTTATCGCCGTTACTTATATTCATAATTTCAATAAAGAATCCTCTGCTTTTGGCACGACTGCCTTCCACAACAACAGTTCCGCCGAGCTTTCCTGTTATTCCTTTAAAATAATTTTGATCTCTCGATACTCTGCCGGTCTGAATATCCGCACCGCCGTTTATATGAACATCATTTCGTGAAAAATCTCTTCTCGTCTTGGCAAAAACACAGACACAAACAACTGCCGCCGCCAAAATTACAACCGCCAATATTGTGTAAATAATCCATTCCACGACAATCACTCCGTATCTCTCGTTTTTGCAATTTTTTCAGCCTCTTCCTCGGCAATTTTCATATGTCTTGAGGCTGTTTTGATTTTTTCAGACTGTGAAAGCAAATTTTTCTGAATTCTGTCAATTTCTTCGTTTATTCCGTCAAGTCCTTTAATAAAACGAATTGACGCGTCGTCATTCCAATAATTGCTTATATCATCAATTTTGGAACTGATAACGGAAACAATTTCACGGGATATGCTGTCAGATACAGATTCTAAATTATCCGACGCTGTTTTTGCGGCATCAAAATCATAATTTATCATTTTATCCAACGCAAAATCCTCCTTATGTTAAAATTGATGACGGAAGCTGTGAAGAATCTTCTGAATTTTTCTTTTCCGCAGAATGATATTGTTCCGTTATAAGTCTGAGATTTTCAATTTCTCTCGTGAGGTTTTTATGATTATTCTCGGCAAGTTTTATTCCCTCTCTTGCCTCTGTTCTGACAATCTCAGCGGCATCCCCAACCCAATATGCATCGGTTCTCTTAACAATTTCGGCGGCCTGTGTAAGAGCAGAATCAAGTTTTTCCACCAGAGCTTCAAGTTCCGATGCTTTTTGATACATCCTGTCAGTTGAAACCGTTACTGTGTAATTTCCCAAAGATAGATTTTTAAATCTCATAACTTATCTCCCGTCACTTATCCGCCGCAAGAAAAATATTAACTGCCTCTTCGTTGTCATTCTCATATGTAGTAAGTGCCGTCTGCATAGCATATCGAATAAAATCGAACTTATCCGTCACAATAACGCTTTCGGCAATATCGGAAGCCACACTTTTCATAAATTTATCTTTTGCAATACCGTCCCACATTCCGTTAAACTCAGCAACTTCATCGGTAATCTTTTGCGTAAGATTTTTAAGCTCGCTTATCAGGTCGGTCATTTTATTGCAATCGGTTGAAAGATTGTTAATATCAACATTGATTTTTAAGCCCATACAATCACTCTGCCTTCAATGAAATTTGCGGTATGTCAATTCTTGCCATATATAAATCATTCAAAACATCTGTATCTAAAGTACAGGCAAAAACATACTGTGTGCCGCTTCCGTTTTCCATAATATCGCATATACTGCTCTCGCCTTTTGCATAAAGTGCAACAATTCTCCTTAAAGCAATGCCGTAACGCTTTAATTTTTCTGCCTGCTCTTCAAGCTGTTTTCTGTCATTTTCAAGATTTTTCAAAATTTCGTCCATCAAAGAATTTTCGGCGATTCGCAATTTTTCAATATGAATTTCCTCGGCTTTTTCATAACAGACATTTGAAAGCTGTGCCAATCGGTCTGAAAGAATCAGAACTCTGTCGCAATCAATCTTCATATTAACAATCCTTTCATTTCGGGGCAGAAGCTACTGCCCCGAAACAAACCTGTGATTTATTTATCAGGAAATAACACCTGATGAAAGAGAAGCGGCGTCATCAACATTCTGCTGTTCGGCGGTTGAATAGAGGTTTGCCATCTGCTCAAGGTCATTTACATGTTCCTGAATCATTCTGTTGAGAGTCTGAATATCCGACTCAAGGCTCTTGAACTTTGTCATATAAGATGAGGCAGCCTCGCCTTCCCATACACTGCTCATTGATGTTACAATGTTCATCATCTCGCCTGTAAGTGAGATGATTGTATCGCCCTGTGAAGAAAATTCGGCTGATGTAGATAATAATTTTTCGGGTGAAACCTTAATTGTTCCTGTCATAATAATGCACTCCTTTATTTTTGGTTGTTATCAATATGTTCTGTTGCTTGCAATTTCTGTGTTTGTTCTCTCTGTCTGCTCATAGCGCGTTGCAATGGAATTGAGTCTTTCAATATATGTAATAATCAGGTTGTAGAACTCGTCCATTTTGGCCTTATCACTTGTAAAAGCGGCATGGAAAGCGTCGTTTGCTTCGCCCTCCCACATGGATTTAAGACTTGTTTCTGATGTCACAAGCTGTTCTATTGCCGACTTGAATCTGCCGTTGAGATCCTGAAGACTCTCTGCCTGTGTGTTAAGCTGGGACGCTGTAACTTTAAAATCTGCCATAACTAATTCCTCCAAATTGAATTTGATTTTTATTAATTTCATCCGTTTGTTCATCGGATGATTATATTATATTTAATTGTGCCTGAAAAAGTTTTAAAACTGACAAACGACACATTTTTCGGACAAACAGACATATTTTACACAAATACCAAACTGTCACCCGTGGTAACACCGTTTTCATACAGGGTAAGATTTGCGGAAAGCGACTGTCTGTTCTCAACCTTAAACAGCATAAACTGCGTTTTATCGCCTCCGATTTCGCACTGTTCTTTCTGACAGATAACGCTTGCAATTTCTTCAATCACAACGCCTGTCGGCACATTTTCATCAAGCTTAAAATCATATGAAGCATCAAAAACCGGCACATAAATTTCGGCAACAATCATACGCTTTCCTCCAACAAATTTTTTATACTTTTTTTCATTTCCGAGTTTGACAACTGCTTCCTTTTCACATTTTCGCCGTCAACATCAAGTATATAGTCACACAAAAAATACTCTGCAATATCTATATATCTGTCTGTGCCGTCAGACCTTATTTTGTCAATCGAAAACACTCGCCTTGAACTGCCGTTGTTTTCACAGGATATATCCCTTTTTTCAAGATAACGAGCTTCAAACTCCCTAAGTTCATCATCACCGACAAAATATTCATCAAAGCAATTTTCAAAATACCCTTCGTCAAAAAGTTTTGAAAAAAGGCTCTCAAAATCACAAACCGAAATTCTTATGCTGTCTGCTTTGGTTACCATAACTTCGCACACGGCAAATTGCTTTTTATCTCCGTAACAGCACAAATCCGGAACATTGTTTCTGCCTTTGATAATGTAAAAATCCGGTGCAAACATAATCAGCTTTATAATTTTGTCGATATCACCTACGGTATGAAAACTGTTTCCGTCCGAAACAACATATCCTCTGTCCGACAGTTCACCGATAGTTTTGATGATTTCCGCCTTATCGGGAACATCACCGTCAATTTTCAATCCTCTCACCGATTCACCGCCGCAACCCACAAGCAAAATATAAAGTTGCTTTTTAGTCAAAACATAGTTTTGAGTGCCGTTATTCATATTTGAATTGCCTCCTTGACTTTGCCTTTGTATGACCTTGAAAGCGGAATTTCACAACCGTTGTCAAGCACGACAATATTTTTTGAGAGGACAATTTTACTTATTCTTTTCTTTGCTGCAATAAAACTTCTGTGACATCTTATGAACCTGTCATCGAGCGTTTCTTCAAGATTATCAAGCGTACCGTAAAATGAGTATTCTTCGTTATCAGTGCCGAGAAAAATCTTTTTATTCCGTGATTCAAAATAAACAATCCCCGAATACGGCACAAGTTGTTTGCCCTCACGGGTTTCAACCACAAAACTTTTACCGCCGTCCTCTTGTTCAAAATATTCGCAGTAATCCTTTAAAACCGTATCAAGAACATTTTTAACAGCAGCTCTGTCAAACGGTCTTATCAGCAAAGAAGCAGCCATAATGCTCGGAATAATATATGTTGCAGGCGAAAGGCTTAAATCAACAATAAGTAATATCGACATATCCTTATTTGTACTTCTCACCTTTTTTGCATAATCTATTCCGCCGTTTCCGCAAATGTCAACGCACGAAATATCCAGCACGGGACAGTTTTCCAGAAACTTTTCAAATTTATCTCTTGATGAAAAGCCATACATTTTTAAGTCCTCATCGTTGAGTACCGAGCTTATATCCGTAACAGTCTGCTTCAGCAAGGTCAATTCGTTTTTACTTTTGGTATAAGCCAAAAAAGATATCATTCTTCTCTACTCCCAAAAAGAGGTACGATAATTTTAAGTGCAGTTGTATCATCATCCTTTGAGGGCGTAAGAGCGTGACCTTTCTTTGATGACTTTGACATCTGCGAATAGTGTATATTCTGGAAATTGAATATCCTCTGTGATGCAACATTTCCGCCGAGGTGAACTCCCGTTTTATAGCCTGTAAAAAGTCTGTACAAATTGCTTCCTGCGGCAGATGCAAGGTTATCCGTGTTGATACACGCAAAGAAATATATGTTATGTAAACTGCCTTTTTCGATGATATTTTCAAAATATCCGCTCATATTCGTAATATTCCCCTCGGGGTGATATACGCAATCAATAAACTTTGTAATGTCGGATATAAAAATAAACATCGGTTCTTTAGCGCTCATTTTTTCGTATATTTGCAGATCTGACAATCCGTCCTCCTCAAGAGTATGCTTATATTTATTTCTTGCAACAAACTCATCGGTAATTGACTTAAAGTAATCGAAAACTCCCTTATCGCTGTCAATATACTCAAAGCCGAGTTCCGAAGAAAGCAGTTTTAATTCATTGCTTTCTTTCTCAATCACCACACCCTTGCCGTTCTTTTGACTTACTGCGTACATAAGCAATTTAAGCAGGTTGGTTTTTCCGGTTCTCCTCTTTCCGCTTATTGAACAACAATATGTATCCGCCAAATCAATGCTGTAAACAGATGCGTCAACATAGTTGTATGCAAACGGTATCAAGCGTTTATTGCTTACGGCAACGCTGTATTCATCAAGATTTTTCAAATCGTCAAACACGGGATTTTCCGGAATGAACGGTATCTGTTTTGCCGTATTTCCGTCCCACATATCACGCATTTTCTGACTCATTGCCTCAATTTTTGCGTTTCTCTTGTAGTCATCCTCTGCGTCAATCGCAAGAGCTGTCTGAAATTCAAGCAATCTGCCCTCAACAAATGCAATGCCTCTGCCTTTAATACCCGATTCGGGAATAACATCAATGTGAGTTGCCCTCATAACATCCATATACTTAAACTTGTCGCCCATTTCCAGACTTACAACGGTGCGAATATTATCGCCTATTCTGTTTTGAATTTCAGCCATACCGAATCCCG